GAAGACTTGACCACATAGTTAAAGCATTCTCAATCTTCAATGACAAGATGAAATCAATCGAGTTATGTGTATCAAGATTTGATGATGATACAAAAGAATCATTTATGGATTTATACACTAAGATAGATGCTGGTGAAGATGTACAAGGTATGACTAATTCAGATGAAGACTTAGATGACCCTGTTGATGAAAATCTTGATGAAGACGGAGGAGCAGTTAACTACTAAGATTTCAAACTTCATGTTTGATACCTCAGGCTGAGGGAATGAAAGTTCCCTCAGTTTTTTTACAAATTATGTTTAGACATCCAAAGAAAAAAATAGATTTGTTAAGAGATAAGGCCAGAATGTCATGGAATAATCTTAGAGCAAATTTACATTTATGGACACCAGAGATTGCAAATGCCAAACCTTATAGAGAGGGTTATCATATTAAATATGACATGTGCAGATTTACATATTGTATGAGTAGAATCCATACTCATTATGAATCAACAAAGGCAGTCAAGGGTAGAACAAAAAATACACATGACCATATACTAGGTTCTTCATTAGTGGGTGAATGTGTATTAGATAATTCAGATATCTTTCTTAAAGATGAAAAAGGATTTGAGAAGATGTTTGAATTATATTTACATGGATTACTAGTGACCTTTGTTACTAAAGAGGAGAATGATTTACTTGCACAATTAAGAGGCAAGTTTTTAACTAAAGATAAGTACAAAGAAGTTGGTATTGTACTTCAAGATAAAGAAGGTAATCAAGTTGAATTACCTGCCCCACCAAAAATACTAACAGAGTGGGAGATAAAAAAATTTGGTTTGAAAGATACAGGTTATAAACCTATTGAAATTGAGCCAAAAAAACTTATACAATTTGTTTAGAAGTTGTATAAATACTTTTGTGAATGCCTAATGGGTTCACATTAAAATTAACTTTGCTTAAAATAGGAGGTTACTATTATGGTAAAACTAACACATTTTGATATAAATCAAATTACACCTTTTTCGGTTGGATTTGATAGGGTCTTTGATAGACTTGTAGATTATGATTCAAGCTACACTGGTGGATTCCCGCCATACAATATCAGAAAGACAGATGACTTTAAACATGTTATTGAAATTGCATTAGCAGGTTTCAGTAAAGATGAGATAGGAGTTGTTCTAACTGATGGTGTCTTAGAAATTAAATCAGTAAATGCAATTACTGATACAGACCCAAATGAAGGTCTAGTTCATAAAGGCATTGCAAAAAGAGCTTTCACTAGAAAGTTTACACTTGCAGATGATATTGAAGTCAAAGATGCGAAACTAGAAAATGGTTTACTTAGAATAGACTTGGAACAGATTGTGCCAGAACACAAGAAGCCAAAAACTATCAAAGTAAAATAATTTGAAAAAAGTGTTAGGAACAGGTTGACAAAGCCTGTTCCTTTCGTATATAATGGTATGTAATTATGAAAATACTAGGTGATGATGATATTGGTAAAGGAGGTATTGATGTACTCAATACTGAAACTGGTGAATCTAAAACAGTAAGAAAAAGAGAAACCGACAGACCCTTTACAATAGATGACTACAATAAAGTCTTAGAAGACGCACAAAAACAGCAGGAAAATATTATGAGTGAAGAAGCACAACAAGTGAAAAGAGCAGACATGATAAATGCTCAAAACAAAGCATCAGAAAATCAACAAACAGATACAGGTGAAGAAGTTCCAAAAAATCCTGGTGGTATTGAAATTGCAATGCGACCAAAAACTGCTGTCAATATAATGAGGTGTCAATTTCCAAATGAAGTTGTAACAGAAATAAACGAACATATAGAAAAAGTTATTATTCCAAATAATACAGACCATTCAAAAGGTTTAGTTGGACAGATATCACAACACGAAAGGTCAGCACAATTAACTTTTCCACACGAAGGCGATGAAGTTGGAGAAATGTTTAGTGGTGTATTACAAAGACTAGCAAAAGAATTTGTAAATAAGACAGTAGGAATGGAATGTGATACCTCTATGGAATCAATGTGGACAGTACATAGCTATAGTGGTGATTACAATCCTGTACATGACCATGGCACAAGAACACCAATGGGTGTATCATGTATCATGTATTTACAAGTTCCTAGATGTATTGCAACACTAGGAAACCCATCAGAAAATTTTGAAGGGTTAAATGAATCATCAGGTGCAGTAGATGGTTTTACATATTTAACTTGGGGTACTAATGGTATGCGTGATGTTAATATGTTAAGACCTATCACAGAAGAATATGTTAAACCAGAAGTTGGCACATTGATTATGTTTCCTAGTTGGTTAAGACATGGAGTTATGCCTTTCTTTGGAAAAGAAGATGATGAGAGAAGAACATTCTCAGCAAACATTAATATTACCTTAAAAGAAAGATTAACTGGTGACCATTATAGGAAAGATAGAACATGAGTTTAAAAAAACTTTCAGATTCTTTAGGTGGAAAACAAAAACCTAAAAATAATTTATCTTATGATACACAAGCACAAATAAAAACTGTACCATCATATAAATTAATGGCAGTACAGTTCCCAGATTTTTTTATTGATGATATTAATAAACATATTGATGAAGTTATTATACCAGCAAAAGTATCTCATAAAGGTCAATTAGTAGGACAGATTAGTCAAAATGAAAAATCTGAACAATGGGCTTTTCCTTTAGATAGTAATTTAGGAAAAGATTTTAAAACTATTGTAGATAGATGTGCTACTAGTTTACTAACTGATAACACTGGTTATAATCGTAATAGTATTGCAGAGGCATTTGAAGCATGGACTGTACACAGTTATGCTGGAGATTACAATCCTCTACATGCACATGGGTGTGAAACACCTGCAGGACTATCTTGTATACTTTATTTAAAAGTACCAAAGTGTATTGAAGAAAAACCAAGAATACCTGAATTAGCAAATGCAGCTGGTGGTATTGATGGGTTTACAGGTTTAATTACATCAACAAATACCATTGCAGATGTTTACAGATTAAAGTTAGATGCACAAGAATATGTTAAACCTAAAAAAGGATTTATGATGATATTTCCTAATTGGTTGCAACATTGTGTCATGCCATTTTTCGGAGAAGGTGAACGAAGAACAATGTCTGCTAATTTTAATATCAGAGATAGTAAAGAAACTATTGCAGAATTTAAATCACCAACACTAAATAAGAGTTAAACAAAAAGGAGTATATTATGAAACTAAGTGAACACACAGTAGATGTATTAAAAAACTTTGCATCTATAAATCAAAACCTTGTAATAAAAGAAGGTAGTACATTGACAACAATGTCTGCCATGAAAAATATTGTTGCAAAGGCTGAAGTAGAAGAATCATTTGATAAGGAAGTAGCAATCTATGACCTAAATGAATTTCTTGCTTCAATATCTTTATTTACAAATCCTGTTCTAGAATTTGATGATGGGTTTGTAACTATTAAAGAAGAAAATAATCCAAAGAATTCTTTGAAGTATTTTTATTCAGACCCATCGGTTGTTACTTCACCAAATAAAACAATTACTATGCCTAGTAAAGAAGTATCATTTAAACTGAATGGTGAAAACTTAAATAAACTTAAAAGAGCTGCTGGTGTTATACAGGCACCAGATTTAGTATTAGAAAAAAATAATACTGATGTATTCTTAACAGTCAAAGATAAAAAGAATGATACTGCAAATACATTCTCTATTGATGTTGATACTGTTGCAGATGGTAGTGATTTTAAATTCTTTTTCAAAGTGGAAAATCTAAAACTTATGGATGGTGATTATGATGTTGATATTTCATCTAAAAATATTAGTCATCTAGCATCTTCTAATAAAGATGTAGAGTATTGGGTTGCACTTGAACCTGAATCAAGTTATGAATAACAAATTGGATTATATATTATGGAAACTTTTTTATGGGTTGAGAAACATCGCCCAAGCACAATCAATGATTGTATTTTACCAGAGAACTTAAAAAAGACTTTTAAGGAATTTGTAGAAGACAAACACATACCAAACTTAATTTTATCGGGTGGACCTGGTGTAGGTAAGACTACTGTTGCCAAAGCAATGCTTGATGAGATTGGTGCAACATCATTACTAATAAATGGTTCAGAAGAATCTGGTATTGATGTACTCAGAAATAAAATTAAAAACTTTGCCTCTACTGTATCACTAGAAGGTGGTCGTAAGTATGTAATACTTGATGAGGCAGATTATTTAAATCCCCAATCAACACAACCAGCACTTCGTGGATTCATGGAAGAATTTCATAAGAATTGTGGATTCATTCTTACTTGTAATTATAAGAATAGATTAATTGACCCTCTACATTCAAGATGTAGTGTAATTGATTTTATTATTGCAAAAGATGATAAACCAAAACTTGCAAAAGACTTTTTTGGTCGTGTTAAAAATATTCTAGAAACAGAAAATATAAAATATGAACCTAGAGTTATAATGGAAGTATTAACTAAATATTTCCCAGATTGGCGTAGAACAATAAACGAATTACAAAGATACTCTACATCAGGTCAGATAGATGCTGGTATTCTTGTAAATATATCAGAGGTAAATATAAATGAACTTATTACCGCACTCAAGGCTCAGGAATTCACTAATGTACGAAAGTGGATTGTACATAATCTTGACAATGACCCTGTCCGTATTTATCGCAGGATTTATGACAATTTGTATAATCATGCTACTGCTGGTACAATACCTCATGCAGTTCTTATCTTATCTAAGTACCAGTATCAGTCAGCATTTGTGGCCGACCAAGAAATAAACTTGTTGGCTTGTCTAACAGAAATTATGGTTGATGTGAAATGGAAATAAAAAATGTAAAAGTAGTAAAACCTTTTGGGCCATTAATTTTAGTGGCACAATTACCAGAGGGATTTATTAAAAAACTTAATGACATTGTTGATGTAATCAAAGATAAAAAAGACATGGGCTCTAGACTTGCTGGTGTGATTGAAACTGAAAGTGAAATACCACATTCTATGTTGGAAGAAAAAAAATGTATGGATGTTTTTCATGCACTATCTAGAAGTTATATAGAACAAGCTTATTTAAACTCTCATCAACAAGATTTATATAACGCCATGGATATTAAAACACAAATGCAATCTATATGGTCTGTATCTCAATATGAGAATGAATATAATCCACAACACAATCATTCACATTGTCAAATAAGTTCTGTATTATATTTAAAAATACCACCTATGAAACCTAGAAATATACCTAATAAACCAAAAGAAAAAGATGGTCAAATAGAATTTACTTTTTGTCAAACTGATAGTGTCTTTACAGTAGGTTCTTTTGTAACTAAACCAAAACCAGGCATGTGTTTATTATTTCCAAATACTTTATATCATCAAGTATATCCATTTCAAGGCTCTGGTGAAAGAAGAAGTATTGCATTTAATATGGCATACAAAGGATTTAAAAAAGATAGTGGAATACAAATCGCTGGTGATAGTGTGAATTTATATAATGAAACAAACCATGCAGATACCATACCATGGCGGAGATTAGATTATGTATGAGTTAAAAGAATATTTAAAAGCCATTAATACATCCAAAGAAAAACTTATGGATAGTGAAGATGAGCAATGGGAAAAGAAATATCCACCATACATTATAAATAAATGTCTTGCTCCATTTCAAGATACTATCTTTATAGTCAATGAAATGAATATAAATCATCAGACAGATAAGAAATTACAGTTTGACTTTTTACTAAATACTCTAAGAACAAGGCAAAGGTACACACCTTGGCTAAAGGCGAAGAAAGAAAAACATTTAGAATGTGTAAAAGAGTATTATGGATATAGTAATGAAAAAGCAAAATCGGCTCTCAGTATACTAAATGATGAACAAATAAAAACTATTATGAATAGTTTAAATAAAGGCGGTAAACATGGAAAATAATATACAATGGAAGCAGGAGCAGATGTTTGAAGTTCTTTTAAAAGAACCAGATGACTTCCTAAAGATTAGAGAAACTTTATCTCGCATAGGAGTTGCTTCTAGAAAAGAAAGGAAACTATACCAGTCTTGCCACATACTTCATAAACAAGGTAAGTATTATATAGTACACTTTAAAGAATTATTTGCACTTGATGGTAAGGACACAAACTTATCAGAGAATGATATTGCTAGAAGAAATACAATAGTTAAACTTCTAAGTGA